GCTTAGCGTTTGACGCCGCAGCCAACCGCGAGACCCGTTCCTTCGACATGACCCGTGATGGCTTCATGCTTCTGGTGATGAGTTTCACCGGGCCGAAGGCGCTGCAGTTCAAGCTTCGCTATATGGAGCAATTCAACGAGATGGAGGCGGCGCTCAAAAGCGCGCATCTGGGTTCCAGAAAGGAACCGGTCCAGGACTTCCCCCTCGCCGCGATGGCCGGTGCCGGGCGGCTGACCTCGCGGGAGGCCAATGCCTTCGCCAAGGTCGTGAGCGAGGCGCGGCGCATCGCCGGGCGCTCCTCCGCCGTCGTGGTCTGGTGCCAGACGCCGCTGCCGGCGCTGCCCGGCTACCTCCCGGATATGGAGCCGGCGGTCATGACCCTGGATATCGATGGCGAGGCCTGTCTCGCCCGTCTGCTCCGCGCCCGCGTCGATCAGTGGACCCGTGGGCGGCGCGGCCATACCACTATCGGCGCCCTCATTCGCCTCGCGCAGCCCGAAGGGGTGATCCGGAACTCCCTGATCGCCATCGGCATCCAGGTCGATCCGGTGAATTGGTCCGGCTGGGTGGCGATCGCCGAAGACCATCCGCGCCTGCGCCCGGTCTTCGTCGGCTCCCCCTGGGCGGCGGGATGGACGACGGTGATGCTGTCCGTTCCGGGCGCGCGCCCGGCCGAAAGCATCTCCGGCTTCGATCGAAGCCGCCGCTGCGTCCTGATCCCGCGTGAGGCGGTCGAAGCCCATATCGCCGATCTGGACGCTTGAGGGAGGGGTGCAGGCCATGAAGACCTTGCATGCCGAGGAAAACGCTAATGCGCTCTCCGCCTTGATCGCCCGCGATCAGTTACTGGAAGCGCAGCTTGGCCAGATGTCGGGCCGGCATCCGTCCTGGGGCAAACTCTTGGCCGAAGCGCGCGCCGTAAGCGGCGAGATTCCGCGCGTCCGTGCGCAGACCATGGGCGAGATGATCTGGAAACTAAGGGCGCTCGTTCAGGCCATGGAGGCCGAGGACGGAGTCAGCGAATGGGAAATGGCCATGGTGCAATCCGTGCTTAACGACGCCATCCATTTATCCGCCGCTTGCTGACCGGTTTTATAGAGCATGTGAAACCAGGGCCACCCCGATGGGGTGGCCCTTTGTATTTGAGGGAGCGGCAATGGCCGGATCAGGGATAGCGGTATCGATCACCGCAGATACCGGAGACCTCGTTAAGCAGATGGCCATCGCCAAGGCGGAATTGGCGAATTATAGCGCCGATGTCAGGCGGGTGGCGAAGATCGTCGTGGAGGCGGGCGACACGGCGACCCAAGCCCAGAACGCGCAGTTGAACGCGCTGTCCATGTCGGTCGCCAAAAAGAAGGTCGAACTGGCCACGCTTTGGGACGCCTACAAAGTAATGGGCGTCCGGATGGCGGATGCCGTGTCCCTGGCTCGGATGGGCGGCGATACGTCAAAGTTCAGTCTCGGGATGCAGGAAACCGTTGCCCAGATCAACGAGATGAATGCCGCCAACGCGACCGCAAAAGCCAGGATCACGGCGGTATCCGCCGCTGGCGAGCATCAGGCCGGCATCTTCCGCGAAAAGATGGTGCTCGCGCATGAGGCCGCCACGGGCTCCTTGAAGCGCATGATGGCCTCGATGATGGTGCTAACAGAGCGCACCGGGAGTTTCGCCGGCACGCTCGCGACTCTGGCGACGCCGACCACCTTGGCCGCGATGGGCTTCGTCGCGCTCGCGGCGGCGGTCTATAAGGGTTATGAGGCCATCGAGGGGTTTGACCGCTCCGTCGGCGGCATCAAGGCGGCGATGGATGCGACCGGACAAGGCACCGATTTCAGCCGCGCCAAGATCGTCGGCTATATGGAGACCTTGCGCGCGATCCCCGGCGTCTCGACGGCAGCGGCGGAGGAGATGGTGTCATCCTTCGCGCGCCAGCGGGATATCGGTGTCGGCTCCTATGTGGCGCTGGGCGAGGCGGCGGCGGGCTATGCGCGCGTCACCGGGATGGAGGTGCCGAAGGCTGCCGAGAAGCTGACGGGAGCGCTGAAGGGCGGCTATGAGGGGCTGGCGAAGCTGGACCGGGAATTCCCGTTCCTGTCGATCGCCCAGGCCCAGGCGATCCATGATTTCGAAGCGACCGGACAGAAAGCCGACGAATTCCGGACGGCGATCGAGGCGCTGCACACGAAATTCGGCCCGCTCATTACCGATGGCCTTACCCCGGCGCAGATGGCGGCGAACGACCTTGGCCTTGCCTGGGATCATTTGATGGGGCAATTGGGCCGCACCGGGCCGATTGCCCAGGCGCGGGATGCGCTGACCGGGCTGGTAAGGGCGGCATCGCACACTTTCGACCCGGCCCAGGTAGACCGCTATGGCGCCGCCCTTAAGGAATTGGACGCGGGCCGGGCCATCGCCGCGAAGCACGAAAGCGATGCTGCGGCCATTGCCAGTGAAAAGGTGAAGCTGACCCAGGCCGAGGCGCAATACGAGGCGGCGGTCACGGCGGATCAACAGAAGCAATCCCATGAAAGCGCCGTGCAGCTCGACGCGGCGCGCGAGAATTTGCGGCTGACGGAGGCGCGGCTCGCGGCATTGCGGGCGCCCATCGCCGCGCCGGAGCCGGTGAAAGCCGAATCAGGCGGTGATGGCGGTGCCGCGAAGGCCGATTCCGAGCGCTTGCAGCGCATGCGCGAATATCAGGATGCCTTGCTTGTCAGTAAAAAGGACAAGGAGGCTATCCGCTCGATCGATCTGGCGATTACCCAGGCGCAGATTGACAAGAACGGCGCCTCCGCAGCCGAATTGCCGATCATACAGGGCAGATTGGAACTTCTGGCTAAAGAAAAACAGCAGGCCGTAAACCGCGTCGGCGCGACGGAATTGCAGGATCTGCGCGATCAGCTTGACCAGATGCTGGTTGCGCGCCGGGTCTATGGCGAGCAGGCGAAATCAGTCAAACTTACCTTTTGGGAGCAGCATAAAGCCGGAGCGCAGGCGGGTTCTCGCGAAGAAATCGAAATCAACAAGCAGATTTTTACCCTGCGCAACGAACTCAACACCAAGGGCCTAGCCGATCAGAAGAAGAACCTCGCCGAATGGTGGTCTGATTACAATGAAAACATCAAGCTCCAGATCGGCGCCGACAAGGGGCATTTCGATCAGCAAATCAAGCTGGCCAATGAATGGGTTGCGGCTGGAAAGCGCATTTTTGGCGATAACACCAAGAATTACAAGGCGGCACTCGACGAGCAGGCGAATCTTACCAAGGAAAAGAACGCCGAACAGGACGCCATCGCCAAAGCCTCGGTCTCGACCGATATCGCTATCGCCAAAATGAACTTCCAGGCCGCGAAAGACGGCATGGACGAACTCGTTGCCCAGAAGAAAATCACGGCGCAGCAGGAAATCGGCTTCGAGATCCAGAACGCTCAGAAGATGTATGAGCTTGACTTGCAGGAACTTGAGGATCGCAAGAACACGCTCGGCCTAAGCGCGAAGGAATATGCGGATTATACCAATAAAATCCGCGTTCTGGCGACGCAGCACAATCTTGAGATGGCGAAACTCAGTTCCGATTTTGTCAAGGCCGGGGCTAAGGATTTCGCTACCTTCAAGAAGGATTGGGAGCAAGCCTTCGCGCCAATCGAACACGCCTTTTCATCGTCGATCCAGGGAATGCTTCAAGGCACGGAAACGCTGAAGCAGGGAATGGCAAAGGCGGCGCAGTCAATCGCTCTTAGCTACATCCAGTCATCGGCGACAATGGGGCTAAAATTCGTTGCCGACCGTTCGGCTGAATTTGTCTGGCACAAGTTTTTTGAGACGGCAAAAACGGCGGATACCGTAGCCGGGAATGCGGCGCGGACGGCGGCGGATGCGTCGGGAAGCGCAAGTTTCTTGGGGTCGCTCGGCACGCAACTCATGCAGTGGCTTGGGTTGGAGACAGCGAAGACGGCGGAAACTGTTACGGGAAGCGCCGCCCGCGCCACGAGCGAAGCCGCCGCCGCTCTGGAAACGATTGCATCAGCAAAGCTAATTGCGGCGGGTGCGCTCCCGCCCATGATCGCGCTTGCCTCGATGGAGGCGGCGGCATCGGTTGCTATGGTTCCGATCATTGGCCCAGCGCTGGCGACGGCTGCCGCATCCGACATGACAATCCTCGGCGCCGGGTATTTGGCGATGGCTTCCGCTGAAGGTGGATGGGACCGGGTGCCCTACGACGGTGCCCTGACGGAGCTGCATAAAAACGAAATGGTGCTCCCGGCTTCGATCGCCGGGCCGCTGCGGCAAATGACCCAGGCTATGCCGGCGCAGGCCGTGCCGGCGCAGCTTCCGCGCGCCATGGGCGATCTCGGCGGATCGATGGCGCTTGGCATGGGCATGGGCATGATGCAATTGAGCCTTCCCGCCGGGGTCGCCTCGGCGATGGCGGGACTTTCGATGAATGCCGGCCCCGTCAATGCGGGCCCCGCCAATACCAGCGCCGCGAACGGCAATAGCGGCTCTGGCAACGGCGCCGGCGGCGACACCAACCATTTCCACATCACCATCCAGGCGCTGGATACTCAGACCGGGGCGCAGTTCCTCATGAACAACATGAAGACCATCGCCCAGGGGTTGGCGAAGGAAGTCCGCAACGCCAACCCGAACGCGATGAGGCGGGCATGAGCACCGCCGCTTTCCCGACGCTGATGGGCCTCGGCTGGAACGTGAAGCGGTCGCCGGAATGGTCGTCTCGCGTGCAGACCGCCGTTTCCGGCAAGGAAACCCGGATAGCACTCTGGTCCTATCCGCGCTGGCATTGGGATCTGACCTTCGATTTCCTGCGTAGCGATGCCGTCAATGCCGAATTCCAGGCGCTGGCCGGGTTCTTCAATGCGCGGCAAGGGCAGTTCGACAGTTTCCTCTACACCGATGCCGACGATAATTCCGTCATGGGGCAGGCGATCGGCACCGGCGACGGCGCCACGCTGGCTTTCCCGATGGCGCGGAGCTTCGGCGGGTTTACAGAGCCGATGCTGGCCCCGGCCACGGTCTGGGCCGTCTATCTGGGTGGCGTGGCGCAGTCCGTGGGTTCCTGGTCGGTCTCCACCTGGGGCTCGACGACACCCGGCATCCTCACCTTCGTCACCGCACCGGGTGCCGGCGTCGCCATCGCCGCCGATTTCAGCTTCGCCTTTCCCTGCCGCTTCGAGGCGGACACGCTCGATTTCGAGAAGTTCATGAACCAGATTTGGTCCGGTAAATCCGTCAAATTCATTTCGGTGAAGTAATGAAACCCGCTTCAACGTCCCTTCAATCCCTGTTGGCCTCGCGCCAGTTCTTCGCCGCCGACCTCTATACCTTCACGCTCGCCCAAGGCGGCGGCACGCTGCGCTATTGCGCGGGCGATGCCGATATCACCGCCAATGGTCATCTCTATCCCTGCGGGGGTCAGGCCGGCCCCTATTTCGACCGCAAGGACAACAAGTCCAAATGCCATTGGAAGATCGGGGTGGAGGTGGACACCCTGTCCTTCGACGTGATTCCCGGATCGGCCACGGTCGATGCCGCGCCGTTCCTCCAGGCCGTGCGCATGGGCGTGTTCGACGGGGCCGAGATGACCCTTGAACGGGCCTTCATGCCGAGCTACGGCAACACCGCCGCCGGCACCGTCATCATGTTCGTAGGGCGCGTGGCCGAGATCGATTGCGGGCGCTCGCTCGCCACCTTCAGCGTCAATTCGCATCTGGAATTACTGAACCTGTCGGTGCCCAGGAACCTCTATCAGGCGGGGTGCCTGAACTGCCTCTATGATGCGGGATGCGGGGTCAATCCAGCGGCCTGGGCGGTGACCGGGACGGCGGTGGGCGGATCGAGCGGCTCCGTCATCCTGGCCACGATCGCGGAGGCTACCGGCTGGTTCGACCAGGGTTCGGTCAAATTCACTTCGGGCGTCAATGCCGGGGTGGCGCGCACGGTCAAAAGCTGGGTTTCCGGATCGCCGGGCAGTCTGAGCCTGATCGCCCCATTTCCGGCAGGACCGGCGGCGGGGGATACTTTCACGGCGCTGCCCGGCTGCGACAGCACGACCGGGGCGGGTGGCTGCGGCAAGTTTGGCAACACCGCACGCTTTCGCGGCTTCCCCTTCATTCCTGTCCCGGAGACGGCGCTGTGAGCCGCGAAGCCGTGATCGCCGAAGCCGTGACCTGGCTCGGCACGCCCTATCACCATCATGGCCGGATCAAGGGAGTCGGCGCCGATTGCGCCATGTTCCCGGTCGAGGTCTATGCCGCCGCCGGCATCCTCGCCCAAGACCCGGATATCGGCCCCTATCCGGCGCAATGGCATCTGCATCACGACGAAGAGCGCTATCTGGCGGCGGTGCGGCTTCGGGCGGCCGAGATCGATGGGCCGCCGTCGCCCGGCGATTTCGCGGTCTGGAAGTTCGGGCGGTGCTTCAGCCATGGCGGCATCGTCATCGCATGGCCCCGGATCATTCATGCGCTGATGGGCGTCGGTGTCGTCCTCGACGATGCCGCGATCAACCAGACCTTCCGCCACGCCGATGGGTCGCCGCGCGAAGTGCGGTTTTTCTCGCTGTTCGGCGAAGAGCCGACAGCCTACAGCCAACAGCCCAAATCCGAGGACATTTCCTGATGGGTGGAATTTTCGGATCGTCCTCCCCGTCGCAGCCGCAAGCGGCGCAGCAGCCGGCGATCTCGGCGCTCCAGGTCCAGACCTCGACCTACGGGATGGTGGTCCCGATCGTTATCGGCGCGACGCGGATAGCCCCGAATGCGATCCAGGCCACGAATTTTCAGGCGGTCGCGCATACCACCACCAGCGGCGGCGGGGGCGGCGGCAAGGGCGGCGGCGGCGGGGGCGGCGGCACCACCTCGACCACCATTACTTATCAGGTCGCTCTGGCGTTGGGGCTGTGCGAAGGGCCGATAGCCGGGGTCGGAAATGTCTATGTCAGCGCCTCCGGAGCCTCGGCCAGCGTCACCACCGCCGCCCGACAGGGGCTTTCGGTTTTTACCGGCGCCTATGGCCAGGCCACATGGGGCTACATGGCCACCAATTATCCTGGCCAGGCGGTCCCCTATTCCGGCATTGCCTATGCGGCGGGGGCGCCCTATCAGCTTGGCTCCTCGGCCTCGCTGTCCAACCATAATTTCGAGGTGCTGGGGCTGCTTTATGGCACCGCGCCCAACGGGATCGATGCCGACCCCTCCCAGGCCGTCAGCCTGCTTTTGACCAACGCGTCCTTCGGCGCCGGCTTCCCGGCTTCCCGGCTCGGCAGCCTCGCCGCCTACCAATCCTATACGCTGGCGCAGGGGCTCTGGATTTCGGTCGCCTATACCGCGCAGACCCAGGCTTCGCAGCTTCTCGACGATCTGGCGAAGGCCACAAACTGCGCCTTCGTCTGGTCCGCCGGACTGCTTACGCTGGTGCCTTATGGCGACGCGGCGGTTTCCGGCAACGGCTATGCGTGGTTCCCGCCTTCCGCCCCGCTTTACGATCTCGGCGAAGACGATTTCCTGCCGAACTCAAGTTCCGTGGGCGGCACCGGGGCATCGAATCAAGATCCGGTCCTGCTCCAGCGCAAGCGGCCTTCGGATGCCATCAACAACATCAAGCTCGAATTCCTCAATCGCGCCAATTATTACAATCCGGAGGTGGTCGAGGCTTACGACCTCGCCATGATCACCACTTACGGTCGCCGCCCCGCCGCATCCGGGCAGGCGCATTTCTTCGCCGACGCCGCCGCCGCCAAGCTTTCCGTACATCTTCAGCTTAATCGTGAGGGCGTCCGCAACCTCTACGGATTCACCCTCGATCAGCGCTATGTCCTGCTCGATCCGATGGATATCGTCACCCTGACCGATGCGGCTTTGGGCCTCAACAAGCAGTGGGTGCGGATCACCGAGATCACCGAGGACGATCAGGGCAACCTCGCTTTCCTGGCCGAGGAATATCTGGCCGGCACCGGCTCGGCCCCGCTCTACAATCAGCAATCGGCCACCCGCTATGCCGTCAATGCCGCCCAAGGCGGCGGCATTACCAATTCCCAGATCTTCGAGCCCCCCTTTCAGGTCGCCGATTATAGCTATGAGGTCTGGATCGCGGCGGCGGGCGGGGCCAATTGGGGCGGGGCTCAGGCCTGGATCAGCTATGACGGCAATAATTACAGCCAAGCCGGCACCGCCGGGCTCGGCTGCCGCTTCGGCGTGCTGGCCGGGGCGCTGGCGGCGGGCGGTGGTGCCTGGGACACGGTGAATTCGGTCGCGGTCGATCTCACCGCTTCGGGCGGGGCGCTGCCATCCCTGGGCGACACCTATGCCCAAAATCTGGGGGCCACCGCCTGGATTGGCGGCGAGGTCATCGGCTACGGGCAGGCGACGCTCACCGGCGCCAGCCAATATACCGTCAGCCGGCTGGAGCGCGGGGCCTGGGGCACGGTGAATGCGGCCCATGCTTCCGGTGCCGCCTTCGTCTGCCTCGATGGGGCACCTTTGCGTATCGCCTACGATCCAAGCCGGATCGGCCAGACCCTCTATCTGAAGCTGCTCTCCTTCAACCCCTATGGCGGCGGGCTGGCGGATATCGCGACGGTCTCGCCGATTACCTATACGATCCAGGGACCGCCGGTGCCGGCGCCGCCCGCCAGCCTCGCCGGCACGCCAAGCGCGCTTGGGATCCAGCTTTCCTGGCCGCGCTCCACCGCCGCCAATGTCCATCATTATCAAATCCAGACATCCAGCACTTTCGGAACGGGCGTGCTGGCGACCGGGCTGACCGGGACTTCCTGGAATTGGCCGGTGCTGCTCGCCGGAAGCTATACCGCCTATGTCTTCGCCGTCGATGATGCCGGCCATGCCTCGACGCCGGCAGCGGGCACCACCGCCATCCTGCCGCCGCCGCAGCCCTCGCCGGGCGTCGGCTTCACCGGCCCCGACGCGGTGATTTCCTGGCCGGCGGTGGCGGCGGCGTCGCTGCCGGTCGATCATTACATCGTCTCGGGCAACGGACTCAGCGTCAATGTCTCGGCCACCACCTGGAAGACCAAGGCGAATTGGGCCGGGAGCACGAACTTCACCGT